GAGACAGCTACGCGCACCTAATGCTTGTTGTTCAGCAAAGCTTAAATTTTGAGCAGCTTCGCGGATTTGTCGTTGAACCTCAGCAATTTGAGCGTTTTGTATTTCTCTTGGAAGATTTGAAGAAGCTATTTCTCTTATCTCATCTTGCAACTCTAAAATTTTAGCAGCCGTTTCTTCTTTTTGCGTTGTTTCAACTTCTCCTGAAACTGCTTTTAAAGTTTCACGTATATCTTTTGCAGCTTCTGGACTTTTTTCTATCAAAGCAGCATAAGAGCCGCGAGCCTCTTCAAGCATTTCTTCTGTTAACTCGCCTGACTCAGCCATTTGCTCAAGACCAAACAAACCTTTTTGAAGCGCTGCTTGTTGCTGTTGTTGCATACGAAGAGCAGGAGCTGTGCCAATACCACGCGCAGCAGTAAACAAACCCTCTTGATAAGAAGGCTGTAACAAACTCTGTAAAAATGTTTGTGAAAACTTAGCCATGATTAACCTCCGCGTCTAAAAATGCCACCAAGAACATTGCCAATCTCTCCAAACATACCGCCTAGATCACCAAAGCCACCCGGATCAATAACAGTACCGGACTGAGTAACCTGCGGTGTAAACAAACCAGCAAGTACGTTAGACCCAATACCGCCTAGCAGGTTAGCACGTGCTTGCTCTGCCAACAGTCTAGACTCCAGACCAGACATAGCAGTCTCGCCAAACAGACCTGTACCGTACCGTACAACTGAGCCTGTTGCTGTAGCTCTGCCATGCGCTGTGCTGGCTGTAATGCTGCCAACAACTGTGCTTGAGGTAAGTAACTTGCACCAAGGAACTGTTGTCCTAGTCCTGCTTGTTGCATTTGCTCTGCCTGAGCCTGTTGCATAGCGCCTAACATTGATCGTGTACGTGCTTCTTCTTGAGCAGTTGCCATCGCTAGTTGCTCAGGAGTAGCACCACCGTATGCCGCTGAGGACGTACCTAACCGGCCCTGTGCAGCTAGACGTTCTTCTAGTGCTAGACGTTGACGTTCCTCTTCAGGACGCTGTGCTGCTCGCATACGTTCAAAGATAGCTTGCTCACGAGCCTGCGTAGGCATCTGAGCTTGTCCAAAAAAGTCACCAGCACCGCCAAACAAGCGTTGTTGTAGTGCCTGCTCTTGAGGTGACAACTGCATGCCTACCTGAAGACCCTCTTCTCCGGTTCTTGGCATTACAGCTGGCTGAGCAACCTGACCCATAGCCATCGGGCGACCAAGCATTTCGCCTGTTCTTTGCATCATTAATTGATCCATGCCCATGCCCGGAGGTAACGCCATTGATGGAGGAGCTGTTGGGCTGGGAGCAAAACCACCGGGACTTGTTACTGGCATTGTTGTTACAGGTTGACCACCCATACGCGCAGTAAACATAGCGCCTGTAGGAGTAGTTACCGTAAATGGCTTAAACTGTGACTCTGCTTGTCCACGTTCAGCAAGCTCCATAGCTCCGGGAATAGGTACACCGTTTACTGTTGTACCTAGTATTGACTGCTCACCAATATCACTTAGTCTGTCGTAAGCTTCTTTAGTCAACAACGTACCAGCAATGCCCGGCAGTGCAGGAGAAATGGCTGAACCTATGTCTCTAATACCGCCAAACAGACCGCCAAAAAAGTCACTAATTCCATCAGCCATTAGTACGTACCTCCGTCAATTGTTCCTGTAGACAGCGTACCTGTAAAAGTCAAGGCAGGAATCGTCACTGTGCCTGTAAAGGTTGGTGAAGCAAGGTCTGCCTTGGTAGCGATAGCTGTAGATATGGCGTCAAACTCTGTTTCAAATTCAGCGCCTTTAATGATTTTACCGCTGTCTCCAGAAGGTAGACTGTCTTTAGCGGCAAAGTCAGTAGTTTTTGTATAGTTACTCATAGTACTTTACCCATTAGTGCTAATACGTTAATCTCTTGGAGAGACAAACCTGAACCGTCTATGTCTGCTTCCAACCCAATTGTTATAACTCCACCGCCTCCGGTAGTGTTTATGCCACGGCGTGACGTAAGATCACCACCTGTAAACTCTGCTGTCTCGTTGTACTCATCTTCGTTGTAGTAACCTGTTACCTGATTACCAACAGTAAATTCCGCTGTTTGGAAGAACGTACCAAAGTCATACGCCCACTTAAGAAACATAATGGCACTGTTAGCACCAACAATTGTAGGTCGTAGCTTCTTAAGTATCTTCAGTCTTGATGGATCACCAAAAGTCAAGCCGGGGCTGTAGTATTTAAAACGGTACTTCTCACCGTTGTCTCTGTAGCCGCTGTACTCACCTATGCCGTCACCGTTGCCAATCAAAAGTGTACCGTCGTTCTGTCTACCGTAAGCTGAAAAACCTGTGCCGGGCCAACGTGTAACACGGTAAGCACCATTCTCTAATGTGCCTCTAACGTCAAAGCAAAAGGTTGTGTCCTGAGCTGTAAATGTCAACAAGTAGAAACCTTCTTCTGGGCTGTATACTGAACGGTAAAACTCAGTTTCATTCTGTAACAAACCTATGATGTCTTTAGAAATAGTGCTTGACAAACTTGTAATAGGCATTGACTTTTCTTGTATTGTTCTGCCAAAGCTCTTAAGCCCAGTGTGTGACAAGAACAACACATCCGTACCCGTGTACTGTACAGTGTCACGATCGACGCAACCTACTCCTGCTACCGTGTCTGCAAGTGACATTGTTGCTGGTGCTTCAGCGCCTTGGTACACAACTATGCTGTGCTTGCCAAAGATAATTAACAAACCGTTGTGTGCAGCTAAAGCTACAATCTCGTCGTAGCCGTCAGGCCATACCTTAGCTAGGTTAATAGAGCCGCTAGTACCACCAGACCAGTCATGGCCTATTAACAAGTCAGACCAATACACAGTAGACTTGTCGTTGCTAATGTCAGCAGTCCAGAGCCTTCCATAAGCCGCTAGAACCTCATTACCGTACATAGCACTGGTAACACCAGCAGCACCAGAAACGCTGCTCAGAGTCACTACAGAGCCTCCTACAGCGTCATAAACTAATGGTTCGTTACTACGCTGAAAGAAGTAAATCTTGTCATTGAAGTTAACCATCTTCCAGTTGTCAGAAGTAATACTAACTCCACCGGGAGTTTCATCAACTAACGTAGTAGTACCGCTAAGTATCTTGTTGTTGCCTACAGAAAATACTGTAGTGTTTCCAGCGTTGTCTTCAAACTCTTTGATTGCTCTGATCTTTGCAGAGCCTAGTTCAGTCTTGTCCGTTGTAATAACACTATAGCCTTTGCGTGACGCAATACGACCACGCTTGTCAATCACTGCGTTGTCAGCAATGTCAGCAAACGAAGGGTCTTGAGCCAGCGGAGAATCTTCTGTATTGATTCCTTTGAAGGCTGGTGCAACAAGATTAATACTTTGTAATTGTTGAGCCATAGCTACCTCACGGTACGTAGAAGATTACTTCTTCTGGGTGCTTCTGAGCATCTAATGCAATAGCGTCAGACAAGTACTGGTTAGCAATGTTAAAGTACTCAGGAGCAGAAGTACCACCTGTCTCACCACGTTCACGAGCTAGGAAAGCAATAGCCAAGTGCATTACAGGCATAGCAGGTACTAACAAGTCGTCAGCGTCAGCAGACAAGTCAGCACCACGCAGCACACAGTTAAACCTAAGTGTGTACACACCGTCAGGCTTTGGGTAAACATCAATCTGAGTATCACCGTCACTGTCTACACCGTTGTACGTAAAGAACTTTGGAGAGCCTTTGATTGGGTCTTCTACTAGATACTGTTCATCAAAGTACTTAGCAGGTCTATACTCCATAATTATATTAGACGTGTCGTTAATAACGTTTAGCTCTTTGATTCTGTTTTGACTACCAGTAAGTACGTAATTAAAAATGTCGTCAGTAGTAGTAATCGTTAAGGTAGTCCTTAGTGCCGACCAGTCCCAAGCATCTTCTACAATACGCTTTGCGTCGTTAACAAAGTCACCTACCATCTTTGAATATGTGTTGCTTTGTACGGACGCTACTTCTTCTTCACGAAGACGACGAAGTACGTTATTGACTAAGTTTAAATATGTCATGCTGTTATTCTCTTCATCAATTCGTTAAGGTTTTGTTGAGACAGAGGTTGTGTATCTAAAAGCATTCCGGGATCACGGTACCCTTGGTATCCTAAGCCTCCAAACTCTTGGGGCCGGAAAGGCGCAATTTCAGGTTTAGCTAACATAGCCATTTGTTGTTGCGCTAGTTGTTGCTGTTGTTGACCAAGACCACCTAAGCCAGCACCCAACGCCGCACCTAGCATTCCTACGCCCTGCCCTAGTTGTCCTAAGCCTTGACCTACGCCGCCTATTTGCTCACCAAGGCCCGCTATGTCG